TAGGGTTAGGATCACAACCGATATATTCTTCAGCGTCACTAGTAAAGAAACCTGCAAGTCTATCGCCCCAACCACATGATGTATCTAATACTCTTTTAGCATTTGTCATCTGATAGATTGTCTTTGCTACATTAGGTTTAAATTGTGTTGCAATATATGTACCTAATCTAAAGGCTGATATGTAACTTTTATCATCTAATCTACCACCTCTTAATTCTGTTTTGCCATCCACTTCTACTGGTTTCATACCATTAATTCCACGCCAGATGGGGCCAAGACAACGCCATATATCTTTTGCTGTACCATTTTGCCATACATCTATAGGTGCTTTGAAACCAAAACTACTACAATTTAATCTTAAATGTTGATGAAAGTAATTACTGACATCATTGTAAATAGATGGTGCATCTATAATACCTAGGCCATGATCTTTAAAATTATACTTATAGTCATCATACTTTTCCTTTACATTTTTTTCTAACTGTTCTAAAGGCTTTACATATTCCCATACGTCTTGTTTTTGTAAAGATTTAAACGCTTGACGCATTATATCATAAGATATATGTTTCAAAGGAAACTCTGGCCTGTGTTTAGCTATATACTCGGATAAATCTATTCTAAACTGTTCTTTACCAATATCGTTTGTAATAGTTTCAAACGTCTGTTGATCCATTACAGGTAACTTGCCGTTATACTTATTTAAATAATCACTCATTGTTCCATTTCACTAATAGCCATATTATAAAACTGTAAATTATTATAACATAAAATATTGCTAAAGTCAATTCCATACTAAAATTTATCTGTTTGATTTCCCCAACTATCCCAACCATTTCTTTGCGTTCTAGCAAATAGTTCTATATACGGTCCCTCTAATAAGTTCTCAATATGTTTATACATTATATCAGGTTTTCTACTATGTTCTCTACGTTGTTCTACTACTAATTGAGGCACTGATTTACTAACTCTTTTAGGTTTACCTTTTGTTGCAAGTAAACACATTTCAGGATTGCCTCTAGTCCAATAACCTAAACCTGTAAAATACCCTTCAGATTTTCTATTTGTTTTTGCCCAAGTAAATCCTACAGTTTTATATTTAAACCCCCACGCATTGATGACTTCAAAGGCCTTATCTAATAGTGGATCAACAACCCACATTAATAAAACTGAATTGTCATTTGCAATTTTATTTACAGGTAAATTACATATGTCTTTTAAACTCATCACGCTATAATGATTTTCAGGACTTCTATCTTTGCCTTTGTTAGAAAAAGTTTTAAACGTCCAAGGTGGGTCAGCATATATTACGTTGTACTTTTTATCAATGTCCATATCAATAATATAATAATTAAAAATCTAGGAATACTCCAATCAGTTTTAATTGCTAAAATACCTCCTGTAGCATATCCCCAATGTATTAGTACCATTAGTAAAAAAAATTCTATCATTCAAAAAAACTTTCTAAACTAGCTTCTCTTTCAAGTTTCCATCCAATAGAATCTAAAATAAACTTTAACGGATCAGTAAATGTTTTTTCAAACTGTGTATCATAGTCAACATACTTGTGTAAATCAAATTCGTATGGTATCTTTGTTGCAAAAGATATAACGGTATCTTTAACTGTATTTGGTTGTCTTAACATTAAAAATTTTATTTTATCACCATCTTTAATTAAAGGATATTTTCTTTGTAATTTATTTTTTAATATGTAATGATTGTAAATCAAAGAACCTTTTACATGTATTGGAGTACCTTTTTTATATATCTGTGATGACTCAACATACTTATCAATATTATTACACGATCTAGGAAACGCAACTTCTTCAGGTGACAATGTTTTAAATAGTTCTTTAAATTCATTTACAAATTTTATTAGAGCATCTTCACTATCATTCATTATAACTCTTATTGCGTCTTTAATTTTACCTCTACAAACTTCAGGTGTAGATGATTTAACAGCTTCAACACCCATAATTTTAAGTTTAGGTATATCATATCGGACACCTTCTTCATCAAATACATTCATCATATATCTTTTTTTAGCGACCCATATACCTTTATTTGCAATCGCTTCTCGTTTCATAATCATTTTTTGTTGATAAGCGTTTACATACTTGGCAAGATTTTCAAAACTTTTATCAATAACTTTTTGTATTTTATCTTCAGCAGCTTTATTTAAAAAGTCAACAATTTGTTTTGTTGATTTATCTTTACAAACTTTTTCAACAAGTTTATCAAGTTTAAGATAGATTGAATCTGTATCTGATGCCACAACATAATTTACATTATTTGTATTTAATAATTTGTTCATAAATCTATTGACATCACGTTCTACCCAACGAATAGATAACTGACCACCTAGTGTAATTGCTTCTGCCTGTTTTACATCAAAGTATCTAAAGTATTGATTACCAATTGCACCATAGGCAGAGTTAAGAGAAATCTTTTTTGCCATTTGTATATTATGACAACGAGATATTTCATTTTGATAAATTGGATCTTTTGTTTTTTGAAATTCTTTTTTAGCTTCAATTGCTTTCTTTTTAAACACAACTCTTTCTGTGTACATCTTCTCCATGAGTTCAGGTAAGAAACCTTGTTTATCTCTTTTAAACATTGCACCATTTGGTGCAATAGTAACATTTTTATCTTTTGCCCATTTAAGATTTAATCTTTCATCTAAAAAGTTTTCAACACCAACTGTTTTAGGTTCAACGCCGACAAATGTTTCAGGACTTATATTGTATTGCATAATTAAATGTGGATACAAACTGTTTAAATCAAACGAAACAATCCAGTTATGTAAACCTAGTTGAGGATCTTTTACATATGCACCTTCATATTGAGTATCTTTTTCATGGTCTTCTCTTGGTGGAATAATAATATTTTTTTTAAGTAGATGATTATAAATTAATGTATCCCAACATCTTACTTGTGAATACACATCTGTATAATTTACTTTATAATCATAGGCCATGGTTAAACATAATTCAATCAACTTCATTTTATCTTCAAGTCTATCAACTAGTTCGACATCTTGTATATTGTATTCTACAAATCTTTGATAGTCTTTTGTATAGAAATCTTTAAATGTTTCATATGGATTATCTAACTTTTGTTCGCCCAGTTCTACCTTAGCAATGTAATTTAGTTTATAGCTTTCTTGCCTTACATACGTAAACTTTTTATAAAGATCAAAATAATCTAAAACAGAAACACCTAATATATTCCAAAACTGTTGGTTCTTTTGACCAAATTGTATTCTATCAGCATTGACATAATTCCATGGTGACATTTTATTGATAGTATCATTATCAAACATAAATCTCATTCGATTCATAAGATAAGGTATATCAAAAAATTTTACATTCCAACCAGTAACAATATCAGGATGATTTTTACACCAAAATTTAAGAAACTCTAACAATAAATGTTTTTCGTTCTGACATTTTACATAAGTCACGTTAGATTTTTTAGAAATAAAATCACCTGTACCCCATGTTAATATCTGTTTATTACTATGATTTTTTACAGTAATACAGATAATTGTTTCTTTTGCAGTATCAGGATCGGGAAAGCCGTTCTCACACTCGGTTTCTATATCAAGTGTAAATAACTTGATGTAATCTTTATTCCATCGCATATCGTCTTTATATTCGTCAGCGATATACTGATAGTTGTATCTATTCATACCATATATTTTATATTCTGGTATGCCGTTATACTCACTGTAGAAATGTTTTGCCTTTGAAATAGAATCAAATCTTTTGGATTTTAAGTTTGTGCCGTCTAGTGTTTTATATTTTGATTCTTCTTTTGTAGGTAAGTATAGTTTAGGACTATAATTGATTCGACTTAAATATGATTGGCCGTTAGCGACACCTCGAATAAGTAATTTACCTTTATGCTCAACTACGTTTGTATAAAAAGTGCTCGCCAAATTCATATAATATTATAACACAAAGACTTTAAAAAGTCAATTATGTAATGATTTTACTTTTAGGTGTAACCAAAGAACCAGTGTTTTGTTGATAAGCGTTTATCATATTCTCATCTGGTGTTGTTTCAGTTATAATATTTAACTCTTTAATGTGTATAACTTCATCTTTTGTATATGGTATGTAAGGATGAAATCCTATTTGCATAGGTTTGCCAGGTTGACCTTGCATTGGTATTAATACAAAAGGTTTTTTTATTGCTACAGAGCCTGCAATGTCTGACTCAGTTGACGTACCAATTACGTCCTCACCAGAGGTGAGTCTATATAATCTAATCATAATATACTCCTATTCAGTTTTAGATTCTTCAGTAGTTTGTTTTTTTCCAATATTATATTTTGCTTGTAAATTCCATTCACCTTTTTCTTTAAAAGCAATTATCTTAATCTGTGATAATGGTGCTTTATTTTCAGCAGCTTTTGGATTTACAATTGTCAATAAATTCCAATCTTGTAATAAAACTGATATTGTGTTTCTTCTTTGTACAT